ACAGACTGAGGAGCTTAACTCTTCACAAATTAAAGAAATTTTACTTTCTTTTTATAAAAATATGGAACAATTTAAAGATCTATATCAAGAAAATCTTATCACGTCTTTTCAATTTCATGTCAGACTTAGCGAAATTTTTGATGAAGCATCTACGAATATTGCAAACGTTAGCAGTTATCATGACGATTACGAACAATATTCGAGTCTTGATGACGGATTGATGTTTTCTGTACAGGCTGATGTTGGACTTGATTTAACTCCTGTCGAATTAGACGGTAAAGATACTGAACAGAATGTTTCATTTGTTGACACACCAAATGATGTTATTGTATCTATTCCTCATCCTATGCAATATACTAAAATTGATTGTTCTCAAAATGTGAAATTGGGAAATTTTTTGGAACGTCCCGTACAAATTTTTCAACATAATTGGACTATTGGTGATAGTATTAGTATATTATCAACAAATTTTCGTCCGTGGAACTTATTTTTTAGTAAGCCATCCATCAAGCGTAAACTTGATAATTATTACTTATTAAGATGCAATTTGCATTTAAAATTTGTTATTAATGCTTCACCATTTTATTATGGTGCAGCAATGGCTGCATACGAACCACTTATGCAATTTACACCCGGTCCAGTGATGACTTCATCTTCACAATTTGAAAATATATCACTTTCGCAACGTCCTCATGTTTATTTATATCCAGCAAATTCCCAAGGTGGGGAAATTGTACTACCTTTTTTATATCATAAAAATTGGTTAGATGCTACTTCAGCAAGTGATTTGACTGATATGGGTGAGGTGCTTATGAGTAGTTTTGGAACTTTAAAGAATGCGAATGGAGTGGTTGGTGATTCTGTAAGTATAGTTGTTTATGCGTGGGCTGAAGATGTTGAAATTTCTGGCCCAACTATAGAATTGGCTGTACAAAGTGATGAATATCAAGGTAAAGGAGTAGTTTCAAGACCAGCATCAGCCATTGCTCGTGCGGCAAATATGCTCAATAAAGTACCCATTATTGGACCATTTGCTACTGCCACTTCATATGCTGCTGGTGCTGTAGCTGATATAGCATCTTTATTTGGATACACTAATGTACCTATTATTGATGATGTTCATGCTTTTCGTAGTAAACCATTTCCTAATATTGCTTCCACAGATATTGGAACTCCAGTTGAAAAATTAACTTTGGATGCGAAAAATGAGTTAAGTATTGACCCTAAAATTTCAGGAGCCAATGTAAGTGATGAACTTGTTATTAGTGATTTTGTTAGTAGAGAAGCATTTTTCTTTAAAACTGATTGGAGCTCTACAGATCCTATTGATCATTCTCTTTTCTTTGTCAAAATCACTCCCAATATAGTTGCGTCTCAAGCTGGTCCAAGTCAAAGTGTGCACTGGCCTACACCATGTGATCATGTAGCAAGATGCTTTAAATATTGGCGTGGTGATATAATCCTAAGATTCAAAATTATTTGCACCAGATTTCACAAAGGGAGATTGCGAATAAATTGGGATCCTAAGGGAGGTATTGGTACATTTGGTGATTACACAACTGAAGTGTACACTAAAGTTATAGATATTAGTGCTGAAACTGATGTTGAATTTAGAGTGCCTTATACACAACAAACAGCATATCTATTGACTGACACTGTAACTTCTAATCACTTCAATTCTAGTGGTACTAGTACTGGAGGAGTAGGGGTATCATCTAATGGTATTCTCACAATTCGTGTTTTAAATACCTTGACGGCACCTATTGCTACCGCTGATATTTCCATTCTGTGTTTCGTTAGAGGTGCAGATAATCTTGAATTTGCTTGTCCAATGGAGTTACCAGCAAATACTTCACCTTATACTGTACAAAGTCAATCATATGATCTTAAATTGGATACTATTAATATGGGTGAATCACCTTCTACCGTTGATGAAAATGTTAATCTCATATATATGGGAGAATCAATACCTACATTACGTCAATTAATGAGAAGATCAACGGCATATATGCGTATAGTTAATCAGCAAGATTGGACTAATGCTTCTCAAATGACACATAAGTGTGTCATTGGTCGTAGTCCAGTATATCCAGGATTTGATCCAGCAGGATTACATGTTGCTGTTGGTGCATTATCTCTTGTTAATGAATCATATAATTGGGTGAATTGGTCTTATACTACATGGTTTTCTAATTGTTTTATAGGTGCAAGAGGATCATATCATTATACTATAAATTCATCTTTTACTAAAGAATTGGATTCAATACGTGTTTGTCGTACATCTAAAATTCATAGTGCTGCAACTTTATCTAGTTTTGCCACAAGGACTTTGGATAGTGATTTATGGCGTTTCACACAAGATTTTGGCTCCACTGAATTTCAACCTACTGGTTTAGAAGGTATGAGTCTTACTAATCAGATGTCACAAGCTGGATTGATGGTTTCAGTTCCTATGTATAGTATATATAAGTTTTTATCAACATCTATAGGTTTTCGCACAGAAGGAAACAATTTAGATAATACTGATACAGATTCAATTACTATTGACACGACTTTACAAGTTGATATAGATAATGGATCTAAAAATCAATATCATGATTTATATGTAAGTGCGGGTACTGACTTTAGTTTAGTATTCTTTCTTAATGTACCGCATCGTTTTGAATATGATGCTACACCAGTTGCACCAACTTATATATAAGCTTTTATGTCGGAAGACAATAAACTTACTAGTGATAGTATAAATCTAAAAAGTGATGGTCGATGTCACTTCTCTTAATATAGAGTTTTTATCCCGTATTGGGATCAAAGTTGTTTAATACTTAATTGTATTTGCTTCC